TGGTAACCTACCTTTTGATTTTCCAAGCATTGATAGACTAATATTAGGTAGCAATAGAGAAGCAAACTATCAAGACATGAGCATAAAGCTAAGTCAAAACTCACCACAATACATAGAAACAGGTACCTTCTACAATACATCTCTCTCATCATTAATAGCATCAAAGACATATACCATAAATATGTCAGACTCTCGCAATGATGCCATTTATCAGCCTGTTGGTCTAAGCAAAGGTTATTGGAATGAGTTTTGGCTTTCTTTTTACATAATGGACTCTAATGGTAATCTAAATGGAATTGCAACTACTTTTGTTACTAGTATTTCACAATTATATAAGATAGCAGCACATCCTGTTAGACTAAACTCACAAATTATATCATTAGGTGGTAATCCAGGTAATAGTATTATTGATGCAAGTGGTAATTTAGTAGCTGCTGGTGCTATAATAGTTCCCTTTGTAAGGAACAGTTTTTTAGGTACACAAAAATATTTAGCTCTACCAGGAAGTTACTATGGTGCTAATAACTATACTGTTGATGCACACCTTTTAGACTGGAGTGATGTGCCTGATAATGGTAAGTGTAATAGAAATAAGTTTGTATTTAGAACCTCATCTGGTTCTTTTGATTGGATAAATTTATATGGTACAGAAAGCAAAGAAACTACTTTTAGCTCTGTAGTTTACGATAGATTTGCAGACATTGGATTTGGAATACAAGGCAACTCTTTACACACTAGGTCTGTTTTACACAATGACAGAGAAGATGTATTTACAATCACATCTCAACCAATAAGCAAAGAGATTGGATTGCACGTTGAAGAGCTTATAACAAGCACTATGGTTTGGATAGAAAAAGAACACTATATAAATCATGGCTCGAATACTACAATGAATAATGGAAACTTAGTTCCTATATTGATAAATCCAGGTAGCTTTGAAATTTATAGTACAGAAAACAATATGTACTTTGTAGAGTTTAGCTACACTTATTCTGAAAAAATAACAATGCAAAAAGCATAACATGGCAAATATTAGTTACGAAGCAAATAACTGTGTTTTAGAAATAGGTACAACTATAGGTTCAAGAGAAATATCTTCTCAAGAACAGGTTGGTACTGAAACAATAACTAAATATGAAGGCTGTGTAGATATAAATGACAGTAAAGATGAAGGATTTAATGATGGACAAGGCAATACTGGGCAAAGAGTTGTTTATACTGGTAGCGTACCAACTGTTGCTGATAATTTAGGAGGAACACTGCAAGAGTGTTATGGTGTAGGTAACATACAAACACAGGGATGTGCCTTAACATATTTAAACACTTTTGGTAATAACTCTTTTCAGCCAGGTAGCAATCAAGATGATGATAAGCTAATTGTTTTTAGTTTATATGATAACAGTTTAGTTCCAATTAATATGCCTAGTATAAACCCAGTATTAACAGCAGGGGGTGCTAGGTATGAACCACAAAACGCTATAAACAATTCACATAATCCACAAGGTAGAGCAATATACTTTGTAAACAATGACCAAACTAGTGGTACAGGTGCTAATGTAACAGACAGAGAAGTTTCTTGTTTTGACGTAGTACACGACTTTGCAAACAACAACATAGTTTTAAGAGGTAATGGTTCGGATAGAATTGCAGACTACACAGCACAATGTAACCAGTTATGGTTGAATCCAGAAAGACATTCTTATTATATATCTGCTTATAAACATTCAGGTGCTTGGGATAGTTCAGGAGGCTCTAACAACCCTTTTTATTGGGTTGGTGGTAGTATTAAGGCAAAAACACACATAGGCTCTTACGAAGGCTCTATTTACAGAAACCCAGCTTTAGGTACTAAGATAAACGACTGTTTTAATAGTGATGGTTTGTTAGGAATAACAAGTCAGGCTTTTGGTATGGGTGCTGGACTTGAAAGTGCAGACCAGTATGAGGTTAAAATATCTGTATCTTCTATAATAAACGCTAACATAAATGTTTTTGAAGGCTCACCTTACAACAGTCAAATAGAAACAGGACAGGCTGGTAACTTGACAATAACATCTCCAGGTGTATATTCGTTTTGTTTAGGTGCATTGAAGAGAACACATACTTTTGGTCATACTGCAACTTATGGTGGTGTTATAATGATGGATAATGGCAAACACTTTCATCCAGCTAATGGTTCAATAAATATTTTAGAGGCTTTTGCTATAGATGAAGATTTACCTGCAAGATGCACTATAGATTTTATAGAGATAACAAAAAAAGACACAAAGATAACTAGTGAAGAAGTGCCTGTTTATGTAGACAACTCTTACACTATAGATGATATACAATGGGAATACTTAGATATTTTTAAAAGCAATGAGCTGCCTTTAGCTTTAACATATACTATAGGAAACTTAAAGGATTTAACTAAGTCCAATACAGGTTATAGTAAAACATTTGAAATACCCTCAAACAATCGCAACAATCAAATACTAGACCCAATGTTAGCTGTTGGTGCTGTAAGGGAAAATATAGATTGGAAGCCTTGTAGAATATCTGTAGATGGTGTTGTAGTCTTTAAGGGTTTAATGAGAGTAGAGAAAGGTATTACAGGTGAAGGTGGAGCTTACTCTTGTCATATTTTAGAAGACTCAATAGATTGGGCATCATTAATTGATGATAGAAAAATATGTGATATTGCTTTTGGTGATGAAGTGCCTAAAAAGAAAGGTTGGCAATCTATACTAACCTCTTGGTTTCACACTCCTCATAAATCAATAGGTGAAGAAAGTTTTGTAGATTTTAAAAACGACCCTACAAGAAACTTATTTGGTGGTCAGTATAGCCTTCCAGGATATTTTGGAGAGACAGAAGCCTTAATAGAAAAAGACTATATATATGGATTAGTAAACTATGGAGAATGGGATGCACAATCTTTAAATTCACAGGAAGAAGATTATGATGGAGTAATAAATTACGACCATAATTCTAATGACTTTCATCCTTCTATTTTTGCATATAGAATTGTAAATAAAATTTTTGAAAACATTGGTTATACTTTACAAAGTAATTTCTTTGAGTCTGACACATTTAAAAGATTAGTTCATCCTTATACTTCAGGTGATGATTATAGAGATGACAATCTTTATGGAGAAAATGGTAGTCATGCTACTCATGTTGGCTTTGCTCCTAAAATACCTTGTGGTGGTAATTTTGAAACTGGTGGTAAAGTAAAATCTCCAAACATTCATGTTTTTTATCCTCCTATAGTACCTGGTTCTGACGAAGGTAATAATTGGGGTGGCAACTCAAGTCAAACAGGATATACAGCACCTTTTGCTGGTAACTTTTATGTAGGATGGGGTTTGTATATGTATATAAGTGCTGGAAATTCTGTTGGAAATTTATATGCTGAAATAATGATTAATGGTTCTGTTGCAGACCCCACCTATAACTATAACAATGGTCTTGTTTCAGTGTTAAACTCTGGTGGAGATGCTCATTTAGGAGAACAATTTAGCAATACTGGTACTGTATATATGAATCAAGGTGATGTTCTTTCTCTAAGGATTAGAGGTCATCAACAAACTGGTGCATTTGGACTGCCAAAAAAAATGTGGTGTGATGTTTCTGATATTTTATTAGACATTTATCCATTGCCTTCAGCTAATGTTCCTGAATTTAATGTTAATTTTAATAAGATATTACCTTGTACTAAACAAAAAGATTATTTAAAAGGTCTTACAGAATTGTTTAATTTGCAATGGTTAGCAGATAGAGAATCCAGAACAGTAACTGTTGAGACTTATGATGATTTTTTTGGCAGTGGTAAAGTTTTAGATTGGACTGATAAGTTAGACCATACGTCTTGGACTGATAAATTTATTGCTGAAGAATTAGCGAGAAATGTACTATTTAAGTATAAAAAAGATACTGGCGATAAGGGTATCGAATCTTTATATAATTGGAGAGAAGAAAATGGATATAACATTTACAAATCTTATGAGTTGCAAAACGAACAAAGATTTAGAAAAGATAGACTTAACTTAGGAACAACAATATTTCATTCAACATATAGATTTAATAATTATGGCAATCAGCCAAATCCAAGTCAATATCCAGCAGGTCATCCTACTTTAGCTAATGCTTATCAGTGGGGTGATTTAACTTGGACAGACCCCTTCATAAATAAAGATAATCCTTTGATGCCAGTTATTTGGACTAATGAAGGAGGTCATATAAATCAACAGCTAAGACCTGCATATACACCAGCTCCAAAGGCAAGTATAAGAATATTAAACTACTACGGAATAACAAAATGTTCTAAATGGAAGTTTGCAAAGTCAGATGGTAATTCACAAAGCATGGGGGTTTATCCTCATTTAGGTTGGATTAATGGCTGGTCAAAAGGGGTTGCTATAGACCCTTACAACTTGTCTTGGGATGATTATGATGATGGAAGTGGTTTTGTTAGTCCTGGCTTGTTCTCTAAGTATTGGAGAAACGCTTTTAACAAGATGTCTGGTGGTGCTGCTGTAAGAACCTGTAAGATGGCTTTATCTGCTGTAGATATAAATCTTTTTGATTACAGAGACATAATACACCTAAAGATAGATGGTGTTTCTACTTACTGGACAGTACAGGCAATTAAAGACTACAAGCCTAACCAAAGAGTTTTAACTACTGTAGAGCTTATAGAATGGAAACAAGACAACAACTACGTTGGAAGTAGCACTAAAAAAACTTCTAATAAGATTGATATACAGGAAGAAGAAGATACTAGCAAAGAGTACACAGCTTCTGTAAATCCTGTTGCTTATGCACCAAAAAGTAATTTAGAACGTATAGAAGATGCTATTACAGTTACAGATGTTGGTGATGTTAAGTTGTATGGTGGTGAAATTATAGTAGAAGAAGAAAATGGTATGATATGTACTTTGGTTTACACTGATGGGGATTGCGTAGAAAAATTATATCTGCCCAAAGAAGCAGATGATGAAGACAGAAATAACAACAGAATAAACTACAACAAGTAGCATGGCTAAGAAAAGAAAAAAGAAAAAAACAACTTATAATAAATAGATAATGGCAAAGACTACAACTTTTTATGAGTTTAAGGCAAAACTTACCGACCTTGACCTTTTAAATGCAAAGCTAAAAGAAGCACAAGTAAATCTAAAAGGTTTAAAAACTAATACTGAAAAGTATGCTGAACTAAGTGCAAAAATAGGAGGCATCACTAAAAAAATAGACGAGAATAAAAACGCTATTAATAATTTAAGAGAAGGTGGTGAAAGGTTAAACAAGACAGGGAATAGAATGGTAGGCATATTTAAGTCTGCGAGTATAGCTATTGTTTCTGCTTTTGCGTTTAGAGCTATAATAGGTGGTTTTAGAGGTGTTATAAAAACATTTTCTGATTTTGAATCACAAATGGCTGCTGTACAAGCAATCTCTGGTGCAACTCAAGAAGAGTTTAAAAAGCTAAAAGAATCAGCAGAACGATTAGGTGCTAGTACAGTTTTTACAGCTAGTCAAGTTGCTGAATTACAAGAGGCTTATGCAAGACTAGGTTTTACTGCTGAAGAAATAATATCAGCACAAAGTGGTACTATAGATTTAGCTGCTGCAACAGGCGAGTCATTAGGTAGCTCTGCTGAAACTGCTGGTTCTGTTTTAAGAGCATTTGGTTTAGATGCCGAACAAACAGGTAATGTTGTTGATGTCATGGGTGCTTCTTTTACTAGCTCTGCACTTAACCTAGAAAGATTTACACAATCAATGAAGTTTGTTGCTCCTATTGCAAGAGCAGCAGGTTTTACATTTGAAGAGACATCTGCACAACTTGCTATCTTAGCTAACAATGGTTTGTCAGGTTCTTTGGCAGGTAACGCACTAAAAAACATATTTTTAAGACTAGGAGATTCTAACTCTAAGCTAAACAAATCTTTAGGTAGAACTGTACAAGGTTTACCTGATATGATAAACGCTTTAAGAGAAATGAAAGACGAGTCTTTTGGTTTAACAGAAGCAACAGAATTACTAGACAAAAGGTCTGCTCCAGCTTTCCTAACATTAATTAATAATATTGACGGACTAGAAGAGCAATTAGATATTTTAAATAATGCAGAGGGTGCTGTTTCAAGAATGGCAGCGATTAGACTTGACACTTTAGAAGGAGACTTTACATTATTAAAATCAGCTAGTGAAGGATTAGGTGTGGCTATAGGAGAGGTCTTTAGTGGTAGTTTAAGAAACGCAGTAGATTCTTTGACACAGTTTTTACAAAACTTATCAAAAAACGATGCTGCTTTAAAAACAATAAGGTTTGTTGTAGATACGCTAGTAAACTCTATAGCACTATATTCAGCAGGTCTTTTAATTGCTAAAGCTAGAACGCTTGTAATGGCAAAGTCAAGTGGTAAGTGGAGTCAGGCTTTAATATCACTTAGAGGTAGTTTAGCTGCTGCAAGAAATGGCACACTAACTCTTTCTATGTCTATGCACACTCTAAAAGCTGCTATAGCTTCTACAGGTATAGGTGCTTTAGTTATTGCTGCTGGTGCTTTGTACACCATGTTTACACAAGTTAGTGAAGCTACACAAGAAGTTGTTAGAAACCAAGAAAGACTAAACAGGTCTTTTGGTGAGGACATAGAAAAAGCACAGTTACTTAACGAGAATAGTCAAGAAAGGCTAGACTTGTTAAGAAAAATGAAGCAAGAATATCCAGACCTTATTGGTGATATAGACTTAGAAGTTGCAAGTAACGAGCAGCTTTTTAAAATCATGACCTTAGTTAATGGCACTAGAGCTGAAAGACTAGCTATAGCTGCTGCACAAAAGGAAATAGATGAATTATCTGAAGAAACTGCTGAAAAAGATTTAGACCTTAGAAAAGAAAAGTTAGAGCTATTAAAGAAGATAGATGAAAAAGAGCTGAAGTCTACAGATACTTTATTCAAAAGGTACAATTTACAAATAGAAAGAATTGATAGAGCAATACAAAAAAATAAAGAGTTATTTGAACAACAAGAAAAACTACTTAATGATTCTGTAAAGTTTGAGAAAAATCTTTTAAAAGAGAAACAGGAAGAAAGTGAAGTCTTTAACGCATTAGCATTAAGAGATGAAAAATCTTATAGGTTTAGTTTAAGAGAAGGCTATTTAGAGGATTTAGAAGAATTTAGAAAACAAAAGAGGGGTAAACAGCTAGAACTTATAGAAGAACAAAAAGCAGAAATATTAGCTGTAGACCGAATAGTTGATTACAGAAGATTGTTATCTATTTCTGATAAAGGAACTGTAGAGCAAAAAGCAAAAGTAAAAGAAGAAATAACTGAATTAGAGGGGAAAATGGGTGATGCTTTAATAGCAAGAGCAGAAGACTCTTCTGTTTCAACTGCAAAGCTGGGTATAAATTTACAAGAGCTTAAAAAGTATGTAACACAACTTAACGCTGCATTAAAAGGTGAGGTTAGCGACCCTAAAGGAACAATATTTGATGCTGGTAATTTAAGAAAAACTAAAGACAGGTTTAAAGACCTAATAAAGTTAAGAGCTGAAAATGTAGTTAGTCTTGATGAAAATGAAATAGCAAAAGTAAAGGCAGCAGAGGAGTTGCAACTTAAAAAACTTAAAACAGAAAAAGATGGTATACTTGCAAACTTAAAAGATGTAACTGATGCACAAAAGATTTTAGCTACAGGAGATGAAAAATCTATTGCAGAATTTATCAAGAAAAACAGAAACAAGTTTGATTCTCTAAAGAATTTAAGTAATGAAGAGTATCAAAAATTAATTGATATTGATAAAAGCTATTATGACGAAAGGGGTGATGCCTTACAATCAATGTTAGATGAAGAAGGAGAAAAGTTTGCAAACAATACTTCTTTATCAGAAGAGGTAAAAAAAGAGACAACCAAAAAAATACGACAACTTGATGTTGAAGATAAGATAGCACTAGCAGAAAATGAAAGAGAAAAAAGTGCTATTGTATTTGAAGAACAAGAAAAAACTCTTCATGGGTTCTTTAAAAATTCAGCAAACAGAATTGCAGCAATAGATGATGAATTAGCTAAAGAAATAAAGTTAAATGAAGAAGCATTTAAAGCTGGTTCAATAAACAAAGCACAGCAAGAAAAAGCTGATATGGATGCAACTAAAGAAGCAGAAGCAGAACAGGAAAGAATTAGAGATGAAAGAGTAGCTAAAGTAGCAGAGATGTATGGTAAGCTATCTTCACTTGCTTTAGACTTTTTTAACAACAGAGCAGAACTACAAAAACAAAAGTTACAAGAAGAGTTTGACAGGGAATCTGCACAAAGAGCTTTAGAGTTTGAAAGAGATGTAGAGTTAGCTGAAGCTAGAGGTCAAGACACAGAGGCTATGAAAAGAGCTTTTGACAATAGAGAGATTGAGCTAGAAAATCAGAAAGAGGATAAGCTAATGGCTATAAAAAGAAAGCAGTTTCAAGCTGATAAAATAAACAGTATTATTCAGGCAACACTGGATGGCTATGCTGCTGTTGTTGCTGTTGCTAGTGAAACTGGTTTAGCTGCTATTGGTGCTGCTCCTATTATGTCTGCTTTTGTTGCTGCACAAATTGCTGGTATAGCTTCACAAAAGTTCGTTGGAGAACAAGGCGGTATAGTTCCTAGTGGTATAGAGAAGTTTGGTACAGGTGGCATGGTTCATGGTGCTAGACACGCACAAGGTGGTGTTAAGTTTGCTGTAGGAGGTACTGTTGCAGAGCTAGAAGGTGGAGAGGCTGTAATTAATAGAAGGTCTACAGCTATGTTTAAACCTGTTTTAAGTGCAATGAATGTTGCTGGTGGTGGTAAAAAGTTTGAGCAAGGTGGTTTGACAGCATCTACAATAGCTGCCACAAGAGATATTCAGGGTATGATAACTCAAAGGGAAATGACACAAGCTCTAGCTAATGCTATCAACACACAAAAAGTAATTGTAAGTGAAGCAGAAATAACTAATTCACAATTTAATGTTGAAGTACAAGAAAGTTTAAGTACAATTTTTTAATAATAATATTTTATATTTGTTTTATGTTTAAAGATTTAAGAAAATTATTTTGGCAGCTTATCATTGGTAAAGGTGTTAAGTTTGCAACACAAAAAAAGTTTGAAAAAAGATTATCTATTTGCAGAAGCAACAAGTGTGGTGTATATCAAAAACCACTTGGAATAGAGTCTTTAGAAAGATGTGGCGATTGTGGATGTTTGCTACAGACTAAAAATAGAATTGACGAAGATTTTATTAAATGTCCACAAAACTATTGGAAATAAATGCCAAACCGAAAAGAGATTGTAGAGGAGTTTCTCGACATTGTTAGACAAGAGTCTATATTAAGGTGGGGAGAAGATTTTACAGTTAAAGATTTAGTATATCATTTAATAGAAAATGGTATAATTGCTCCTAAGTCTTTACGAAACTATATGATGTTTAGAGATTATGATAAATTTATCGTAGAAAATGAAGGTCATGTAGGTCATACTTTTATTGATATATCAGTAAGGCACGACTTAACTGAAAAGCAATGTCGAAACATTATCTACAAGCAAAGATATAAAACCGAAAAGGATTATAATATTAAGAAAGAAGAAGGTTAGTTAGCTTATAAAACTCTATACAACCTTCATTACTCCAAATTTTTCTAGCGTATACTGTGTGTATATGTGAATCCTCCTCTAATAAGGCATCCATAAGACCTTTTAAGAGATTATCTATGTCTGGTCGCTGTTGGTGGTCAGAAAAAACCATTTGTGCTTTCTTAGCGTTGCTCCAAGACTTAGGCATTGGGATGTGAAACACGCAATATATTTCGTTACCTAACTTAAAGTTATTATCCCAAGCCCAATCTTTTATATGGTCTTTATATTCCCAATACTTTAATACTATTGGTCTTTTCTTCCAAGAATCAGCTCTAGTCATTCTAGGCTTTGCCATTCCTGGATAAGGGTACTTAATCATTTTTAGTAACCTCTTCTACTATTTTATCTAAGTCTTGTATAGGTTGCGTTAATATTTCAAGATTGTATGTGCCATCATAAACGATTCCAACTACTCTTACGTTGCTTTCTGATTCTATTTCATCTATAGTATCTTTTAAATCATTTCTTACATATAGCTGACCATTAGCGTTACCAACAACATTTAAGTCTACCATAACCCTATACTTGCCATCATTTATAATTTCATTTGCCATTTTCTAAATCTTTATTAATTTTTAAAATATAATTATACTTCTGTAAACACTTTTCATGCACTAGCTTACCATCACTAGCTTTTCTATGACTACAGGCACAACCCTTTAAAGGCTTTTCACATTGTGGACATTCCTTTATGTTACTCTCCTTTTTCATTTTTGTACTTATCTTTTATTTTATCTAGTATATGTTTCATCCTAGATTCTACCTCGCCATCTATATCTTTACGATAAGTCCCCCAATCACCAGGAAAAACATTTAAGCCTTTACGTTTTTGTTTCAATTCTTTATTAGCCTGTCTTCTTCTTTCCTTGTAATCTTCAAAAGATTCATTTTTGTTTCTTTTCATATTCTTCTATGTTTTTTTCTAAATTGTTGAATTTTACACCAAGCAATTTAAGTATAAATCTAATCATTATCTTGTAGTTTTATGATTATCATCATTATTTAATGTCTCATAAATCTTTGGCTCTATATCTTTTATTTTGCGATATATAGCTCTGACATCTTTCATTACCTCTTGTCTTTTTGTTTTAGAAATATCTGTTCCTGTTACAGAGACAACCAATGAGTGTGCCTTTTCTAGTAAATTACTTGTTCTCTTTTTCATTTTCTATTTCTTTTTGTAAATTAGCTAAAGCTCTCCATGCTACTTTTGCAGAATGTCTTACACCATCTGTGTCTATTGTACCTGCATCTAATAAGTGTCTTGACAAGGCATCTAGCTCATCACCACTTTTACTTCTATCCCAGTGCAAAGGTTTATCAGGATTGTGTTGTTCTTGACCTACAAAGCTGCATCTAGCAACTTCAAGTATTGCGTCTGGAAAGTATTTGAGTACGCCTGTATATACAGGCTTTTCTTTTCTGTCTTTGGAAACCAATCCTAGCTCCTCTTTTGACATTTTCATCTTTGGGTTTATCATATCATGTATAATTTTTAGTTTATCGTCTCTATTCCTTGTGTAGTCGTAGTAGTATTTACTTTTTTTCATTTGACAAATATTAATTTTTTTGGTAATAAATTATTACAAAACCAAGCCACTCCAAAATGGGGAGAGCCCTTACCAGTAAAGTCAATTCTTTTGTTTAATACTAATAACTCTATTCCATACATATCAAATAACTCACCCCTCTTTTTCCCTTGTATTGAAGAGACTGGTAATAGTAATGCAAAAGGTTTGTTTATGTCATAGCATCTTTGAATAAAGTTATCTTTTTTTGAGTATGGTGGATTAGTTAAAACAACATCAACTTCACTTGGTATATCATCTAGTAAAAAATCTTTTCCTTTACTAGCGATACAATAAAATCCATTACTAATTAAAAAATCAACAATATTAGAGCTAATATTACTTGTGCAGTCATAATAGGTCAAAGTCTTATCTAAATATGGTAACAAAGGTAAAACAGCCTCAATAGGAGTGTAACATTCATCAGAATGTAAATTGTTTCCAGTTATCTTTAACATATTAATATTACTACTTGCCATTATAATGTTTGTTATGTTTAGTAGTTTGTAAATCCATATTGACCTTCTATAATGTAATCTTTAATTTTAATATCAACTTCATTTTCTTTCTTGCCAATTTGCTTTAAAACTTTTTGCTTAATATGTTCAAGTATTTCTTCTTTATTTTCTGACAAAGCAAAGGTATCAATATAACCAGTTTTTATTTTAGCTTTTATGTAACTGCTAGTTTTCGAGTTTCTATACTCGAACTTTACTAATACTCTGTATATTGGTTTTGGCATAAATTATCTATCTGGATATTTATCTTGAAATTGTTTTAAAAAATTAAAATATTCAGTTCTAAAATAATTTAATTCTTTTTCAAGTATTTCAATTTCTTTTCTAGTTCTATATAAAACTATTGCAGAACCTATTAATAAACCTGCCAACATTGAGGTAGCTATAGCTATTATTGGAATATAAATCATATACAATGTAACAAAAAGTTTTTCATAAAAACAAATTATATAAGCGATTGTTGCTCTAATTTTAAATATGAATTATTATTTTCATGTTCACCAATCTCAATGTACCTACCATTCTGTATGTTATATTTAAACTCTGCTTCTCCTAATTGACCTATGTGTCTAAACTTAACTTTTTGTACAAAAACTTTTGTTGTACTGTTTTCAAAATTTCTATATATTGATAAACCATTATCTACTTGATTGTAAAAATTAGCACTACCTGCAATGTCATATAATGTTGGCACTTCATATAGTTTGTTATCTTGTTTAGCCATTTTGCGTGGATGTGCTACAAGAAATATATGTATGTCATATTTTTGTTTAAATATTGTTAGCTTAGTAAGAAACTTATTAATGAAATTAGTTTCGCTATCAGAACCTAAATTAGCATCTATTTTATTATATGGGTCTATAACTAGGGCGTTTATACCATATCGTCTAATTAATCCTTTAGCTGCGTTTAAAATAGCATCTATGGTGTAAACATCGCTATCTGGTCTTATCCAATAAAAGTGTCTTGATATAAAGTCTTTTGCTGTACCAAGCTCATGTTTACTCATTCTGTTAAATTTAGTTTCTTTGCGAAATGACTTACCAATCAGCTTTTCAGCTAAAACAGAAAAGTGCAACTGCATAGGATAATGTTCAGGACTAAACACGCCAAACTTCCAATCATGCTGTGTAGCTAGTTTCATACACAAGTGTTCTAAAAAATTACTTTTACCATGTGTTGGTATACCTGTAACTACAGTTAATTGTGAAGACGCAAAGCTAAATAATTTATCAAACTTGCTATGACCAATTAGTTTACCTCTTTGTAATCCTGTTTCGTACAAAGAGTCTATATCTATGTCAAATTCTTTAACACTTAAAACACCTTCTAACGGATATGGCTGTGATTTAACTATACATTCTTTTACAACATCAATGTTGTTTTTGACTAAGACATCATTAATGTCTTTACAATCGTTAGGATAGCTTACTCTATAACAAATATCTCTGCCTAGTCTTCTTGACAATTCTTCTTGTAGCTTTAAACCTGGCTCATCATTATCAACTGCTATATATATTTTTTCTATATTTTCTGGAAAATCTTTAAGGTAATCCATTTTTAAATTACTAGCACCATTAGGAACAGATACGCAGTTTTTATAACCTGCTTCGTATAATGCTAATTTATCCATTTCTCCTTCGACTATTATAGCTTCTTTTTTGCCAATTAAATCATCTAAGCCATACATAATTCTTTCGGCATCTTTTACTAGTTTAAAGTTTTTAGCACCATCTCTGTATTTAATATTTACTAAAGAACTATCTCTATAGTATTTAAACTGTATAGTTGTAACTTCTTTATTCACCTGTGGCATATATTCTAAACCTTCAGCGACCCTGTTGCTTATAAGTGTTTGTTTTGTGATACCTCTACTGGCAAACCAATTTAAAAATTTATCTGTATAATTATAAGAATCATTAGTATTGGTTGGAACTTTATATACTATTTCTTTCATAAAATTATTATTAATTTTTAAACCACCATGCCATCCACAATTATGACAATTCCATATGCCTTCGTCTATGTTTACGGATAAACAGGGGTCTGATTTCTTTTTTCTTTCGTGTGAGCATTTTGGACACTTAGTTTTAACTTGTCCATTTATCTTTTTTACTTCAATGCCATAATCTAAAAAACTCATTAAAATACCATATTTGTAAAGCCATTACCTGTAAAGCCTTGATTACTATTATCAATTATTTCATCATCCCAACAACCTTGATTAAGCCAAGTGCTTGGGTGTTTTTTGTATTTTATATCTACAATAGAATTAGAATATTCTTTTGCCTTAGTAACACACTTTTTGCAAATTTCAATATCTAACTTAATAAATTTATCATAACACAGCTTTCTGCTTTTCTTGTAATTATATGCCTCCCAAAACTTTTCAAACAATTCTTTCTTTTCATTTATATTATTACTATTTATAGTATTATGCTTAACATTTTTGTTAAGGGGGGTATTAACATTTTTGTTAAGGGGGTCTAAACATTTTTGTGAATCAACTAGAGTAATCTTTCTTTTATCTACGTTCTTTTTTTCTTTAACTAAATGTATTTTTATAAAACCATTTATAGATAAGTTTTTTATATTTCTACTTATGCTATTAGGATGTTTTTTAAACAGCTTACTAAAGTAATCATTACTTGCCCAACAGTAACCCTTTTGATTACATAAGGCAGTTATTTCAGCGTATAGTAGTTTTTCTGTAGAATTAACTTTATCGCTATATCTTATATTAGCTGGTATTATTGCGTAATAGTTAGGTTGATTTGTCATATTAGTTTTAGATTATAAAAGGGAGAGCAAAAAATATTCACCCTCCCTTTAAGTTAATTTAAAATGGTAAGTCATCTTCTGACCCCACTTCTACAGCTTTTTTCTTAGTAGGCTTCCAAGTGTCTACATAAGAGTAGTGAGTAACACCTGTTTCTGATGCCTCTTTTCTTCTAGCAACAATTAAATTAACCCAACCATCAGTGTTTAGAGTTTTTAGTTGTTCAACTAAATCATCTACTTTGATGCTAAGTTTTAATTGTGTACCACCATTATCAAAAGATTTCTCCTTAATAATCATTCCATTTACATACTGTTTTTCTGACATTTTTAAATAATTTTAATTAATAATTAGTTTGCTTATTTTTAATTACATTTCAACAAAAGTGCTTTTATATTTATCTATTGTGTCTTGCATAATTAATAATTCTTTTTCCATTGCTTTTACTGTTCTTACTCTATGTGTAGTATAATGTTCAAGGTTACAATATTCATATAGCTTTTTATAACCTGTTTGATATAATAAATTTTCTGTGTGTTTTCTTTTATAATGTAGTATTGTTGCGTGGTCTCTATTAATAATTTCACCTGCTCTTGTTAAACTACAACCTATTTCATTTAACATTATGCCTAAAACACTTCTTGCTAAAACATATTCTTGCACTCTTGTTTTTGACCTAATTGCTTCTAATGTCAAGCCACTGCACATTATCACTGCACCACACACAACCTGTTCTTCTATAGTTAATTTTAAATCTTTATATTCAGCTATTTGTAACATATCGTTCATCGCTTAATTTTTTTGCTTTACTTAATAATTGTATTAATTCATTTTTGCTTAAATTATCTTTTAAATATTTTAGAGCAGCTATAAATCTTGTCTTGTTATTTTTATGCTTTAAAAACATTGGTTCTTCATTGTTTAATGTGTCATTTATATCTAAACCAACTTTATCAAAACACAGTTGTAAATACTTTGTCCTTACGTTTGACCTGTGTATTTTTTCACCTAAAAAACCTAACGCATCCCAACATAACTTATCTATGTTATAATAAAATACAGGGTTATCACACCATAATTCTAAAGGTACAGATTTAAAAAAATCAATAAAATAATCTATAGGAATATGATTATTTATACCTATAGGTATTATTGTTGGTATACTGTTTTTACTTATTCTAACGACTTCTCTTATTCTCTGCCAGTTATTAAAATATCCCTCTTCTCTGCATCTGCTTAAATTGGTCTCTAGGGTCTTTAGGGCAATCGTTCTCATAGAGATGTCTAATGATTTCTTCTGCGTCATAATAAGTTAGTTCGTTAAAATTTATATGTTCATAAAATATATTAGCACTAGATGTAACTAAAAGACTTTCTATCTTACCTATTTGCCATAGGGAACATGGTTCGTCTTCTAGTATATCATCTATCCAATCGTGCTGTGTCATTATTTGTCTTCTTGAGAAAAACTATCAGATTCATCTTGTCCATATATTCCTAGTTCATAAAAACCTGCTAACATAAGTACAATTCTTGACTTTGCTCTTTTCTCTGCCATAGCTACAGGGTAAGCATTTTTATTGTTCTTTGGTGAACATTCTCCATAAGTTTGTATAATCTTCTCACCTCTTTTACCTAAAGCCTTTACAAGACAATGTGAATGGTCATCTGAAAGATTTACAATATCATATTGTATTTCTATATCATTAGCTGCCATAATTTTATCTATACCTGCTCTTGTAATTATAGTATAGTGTGCGTGTTTAAACACATCTTCTTTTACTAAATTGTTTTCTATAAACAATCTTTTTAAAGTTTCATTCTTAGTTTCTTTTGTCATTTTTCTTAGGATTAAAATTAGTATTTGTTTTAATTAATGTTAGGCATATTTTCTCTACACCCATATACTCTGCAACCTTATAAAGGTGTGAGTAATACTTAGCAACCTCATCTTCATGTTGGTGCTGTAAATCTACAATGTTTTTAATTTTTGACATAATTTTTTTTTTAATAATTAACGTTCATCTCTATCTCCATCAGATTTCATCTCATCATAATGGTCTTTCATGTTTTGTTCGTATTCGTATTCTTCTATCATAGTGTAACAATCTTCATCATCGCCACATTCTGTACAAATCATATATTCATCTGCGTGTTCTTTACATTCGCCACAAATATCAGTGTTTGCCCAAAATTTACTATTACAACAATTACTTGCTTCGCTACTCTCTTCTTCAACACCACAACAAGATGTTACTAATCCATTGTTATAACCATCATCTATGGGGTTGCTTAACTTATAGTTATCGTAATTCATATCTTAAAAGTTTACTGTTATAATTTTAGTTTCAAAATCTACCTCTATATCTTTAGGTTGTACGCAATCTCCAAAGTTTAAATTAGATTTCTCTAACTCTATTGCCCACTTAGAACCATCATGCTCATCCATACTGCTATCTATTAATATTGGTATAGGCATTGAATTTTCATCATCCCAGTAATTAACATCTATTTGACCACAAACCTTATTTACATATAAATACATAGATTTTACACCCCACTGTCTCATTTCTGTAACGAAAGACCAGTCTACTATAAAGCTAGGCTCTACATCGTGGTTTCTTTTGCTGACGTTATAAACTGTTACGTTGTTTCCTGATAGTTTTGTTTCGAAATTCATAGTTTTTATTGTTGATTGAAATACAATGTAACTAAAGAAAAATGACATAAACAAATTTTATTCCACTAATTTCCATACTGTCTCATATATATTCACTTATATTGTATCAAAGTTTAAAAATGGCTAAAACCTACAATGACTACCCACAATCTGCTACTAACAATGCCAAGAGAGCAATTAAGTACAAAGAAGAAAATGGTAGTTCTTGTGGCACAAGCGTAGGCTGGACTCGTGCAGGGCAATTAGCACGAAGAGAAAAACTTTCTCGTTCAACTATTGCTCGTATGGCTAGTTTTAAAAGACACGAACAACACGCAGATGTTCCGTACTCTGAAGGTTGTGGAGGTCTTATGTACGATTGTTGGGGAGGAAAAAGTGGAGTTAATTGGGCAATAAATAAATTGAAAGAGATTGACGGCATGGCTAAAAAAAGAAAATATAAGTACAAAGGAGAAGAGTTTGACTTTAAATATGATTTTAGCGAATCTGAAATGAAAACTTTGCACGATAAAGGTGAATTATATATAACCACTAAAGATGAAGATGGTAGTGAAATGATTATTTTATTCACATTTGAGCATGAACATGAAGAGGAAAGTGCAAAAATTAAAAACTTAGCAAAAATGAATTGGTACGATATAAAAAATATAGCTTCTGATAATGTAACAGAGGTAATGATATATGATGAGATTGGCAAATATGGGGTTGATGCCAAATCTTTTATAGATGAAATGAAGAATATCCCAAATGGTACATCTGTTCTTTTAAGAATAAACTCACCTGGTGGTTCAGTAGTAGATGGTTTAGCGATTTATGATGCTATTAGCAGGATGCCACAAAAGGTAACTACTCGTATAGAAGGTATCGCTGCGTCAATGGGAAGTGTTATTGCACTTGCTGGTGATGAAGTTATAATGAGTGAGAACTCACTTTATATGATACATAATGTATGGGGAGGAGAAGTTGGAGACGCAGGTGATTTAAGGAAAGCAGCCGACCTCATGGATAAAATGGGCGATAGGTTAGTTAGTATATATATGTCTAAGAGTGGGAATAGCGAAGAGCAAATCCGTTCTTGGATGAATGAAGAAACTTGGTTTGATAGTTCTGAAGCAGTAAAGTATGGTTTTGTAGATGTAATCGAAGAACCTATAAAACTAGCTGCAAGGTTTGATATAAACAAGTATGATTACAAGAATAAAGCTCTTGTAAATAATTTATTTAATAACATTAAAAAAGAAAGTAAAATGGAAAAAGAGTTTGATAACTTAAAATCTTTTATCGCTGACCTTTTTAACAAAGAAGGCGATATGAAGGAAGTAAAAATTCTTGATAATGATGTTGTTGTTGAAAAAATGAAAACTTTAGAAGAGTCTATTGAGGAATCTGCTAAAGCTATCGTTGAATTAAATGGCAAAATCGTTGAAAAGGATGGTTACATTGCAACTTTAGAGGATGAGATTTCTTCTTATAAAGTAGCAAAAATGGAGGGAACTCCAAGTGATGTAGTACCTAGTAAAGACCCTAACCCAACTCCAGATGCTAAATCTGAAAATGCGTGGGATGTACTAGCTAAAAGCATCAGCGATGACAAAAAAGTTTATTTTAAAAATTAAAAATTAGAAAAAAATGGCAAACGTAATTAATACAAGTTTAAGCTGGAGTCAAGAGGATGCTAGAAAGTATTTCCTATCTCCACTCTTTTACGAAAACGACCATCTTAAAGGGATGGAGGTTATTTCTGATATTTCTGGTGCTTCTATTAAGTTAGACAGATATTCAGCATTAAAAGATTTAACTAAATCAATGAACACAGCGTGTTTCTCTGCTGATGCAGACCAATCAACAAACAGCATTATAGAGCTAACTCTATCTCGCTTAGAAGTTGAACACGCACAACAGTCTACTTCTTTATTATCTCACATTAAATCTCAATTATTGAGACGAGGTATTAGTCGTTACGACTTATCAGGAACTATCTTTATGGAAATCGTTTCTGAATTAGTATTACAAGGTATCATGAGAGATATGTCTACAATCCTATGGTTTGGAGATACTGCAAATGGTGCTGGTACACAAGCACTTGCAAATGGTGTATGGAAAGCTCTTGATGGTGCTGTAGGTGGTGCTTTACCAGTTTCACAAACACTAACTCAAGGTGCTACTGCAACAATCGCACAATTAGAAGCAATGTTAGCTGCTCGTTCAACTGAACTAGCTACTGCTGAAGGACAAGTTATTTACTGTTCTCGTGCTTTTGCTGATTCTTATGCTGCTGAATTAAGAGCTTCTAATGGTTCTCACACTGCTGCTTACGCTGACTTACAAAATGGTGTTGGAAGTCTACGTTTCAATGGTGTTCCTTTAGTTGTTATCAACTCGTGGGATGTTGATATTGCTAACCACTCTGTAGCTTTAGCTGCTATGGCAAATGGTCTTGCTCCAAATGGAGCTGCTGAAACTAAGTGTGCTATCTGGACAATGGAAAACAATATTACTGTAGGTACTGACTTTGCTGCACAAGATGTAGATATGTGGTACAACAGAGATTGTAAAGAAAACAGATTCCGTATGCTTTACTCTTTCGGTGTAGCTGTTAAAGAGCCAGGAATGGTTGTTACTTCTACTGAAGACTAATAATAAAAATGTACGAGGGGGGGAGTAAAATCCCTCCTGACTACTTTGTTTAACAATATAATAAATATAAAAAAATGGCAATAACTCAAGGACACGCAATAGTATGTTGCGATAGAAACCGAAGAGGTGGATTAAAAAGAATTTGGCTTATGGAGCAGGGTGGATTAGGTGCTGTAGCTTATGCTGCTGCTGGTTCAGGACCTGGTGCTGATGCTGCTGGTGGCGAATTTAATTCTTTTGTATCTACAACTTGGTATGAATTTGAATTTGACAGAGAAACTGCTGGTTTCACTGCAAATGCTACAAGAGAGAATGGTTCTACTCTTGTGTCAGTAGAATTAGACTTCTACATTCCAAAAGTAACTGAAGAAATTAATGGTAGATTAAGAGAGCTTACTGAATCTTGTGGTCTATATGCACTAGTTGAAACATTCGCTGATGATTGTGATGCTGTTGCACCAGAAACATACTTCTTTATCTTAGGATATGACAAGGTTTTCGAAAAGAAAGCATTTTTAGAGTTCTCTTCAGGAGAGCAAACTACTGGTGTTGCATTACAGGATGCAAATGGTACTCAAGTAAAATTAGCTGGTGTTCATGCTGAATACCCAAGAGAAGCGTTAGTAGTAGTATCTGCTGCAAACGTAAACCCAAACAACGCAGGACAGATTGACTTATATCAAGCTGTAACAGGCGTAACACTTGCTTGGAGCTCAAACTAGTTTACAATAACTTTTTATAAGATTAGGGGGGAAATCCCCCTAATTCTTATATATTTACATAAAAATATTATATCATGATGAAATTTAAGTTCAATAAAGATTATTTTGTTTCTAATGATAATGACCCTGTTGTAGTTGTAGGACACGCTTTTGAAGTGTCTTTTGATTCTAAACTAAGCAACAAGGTGTTATCTCATTTATATAATCAAGGCAAACCTTATGTTACTTTGGAAAATGAAGAACAAGTTGTCATAGAAGATGAAATCATACAACCAGAAAAAGTTATTATAAATGAGCCGAAAAAGAAAGAAAAGTATAGAAAGTATAAGTCAAACAAAAAAGAGTCCTAAGATATTAGGATATTCTTTTTCTAAAGACTTATCTAAAGAACCACCAAAAGAACCACATCCGTATAAACAATTACAGGATGATTGGATTCCTTTTGGCATTAACAATTTATTTCCACAAGAATTGTCAGAACTTTCACGTTCTGCTTCTACGCATAGAGCTATACTTAGCACAAAAACTACATTTTCTGTAGGAGAAGGTCTTAGGACTAGTAATAAAAATTTACAAGGCATACTAGAAGATGTAAACATCTATGGTGAATCTATGGATGATGTTGCTAAAAAAGTTTTTGCTGATTATTGGAAACTAGGTAATGGTTATATGGAGGTTGTTATTGGAAGAGGTTATTTAAACTTTTTTCATCAAGATGGAACAACTGCAAGGGTTCATAAAGATGGTAAGCATATATTGTTGCACCCTGATTGGGAACACGCAAGACAATATCCAGATGATTTACGAAAAATACCAAAATACCCAGAATACAAAGAAGAAAATGGTGGTGCTATATTTAGAACTATAATACATTTTTCTGATTACGAAAGCACATATTATTATTATGGGATGCCAGACTATTGTGCTGCTTTAGACCATATAAAAATAGCAAATCAAATAGGTGTTTACAACCTTACTAGATTTAAAAATGGTTTTATGCCTAGTGCTATTGTTGAGCTAAATGCTGACATGGGAGAAGATGAAGCACAAGACTTTATTGATGACGCTGTAGCAAAGCTAACAGGTGCTGGTGATAATTCTAAGATATTATTTATAGCTAAAAATGGTGATGGTGATGCAACTAATGTAAATATAATAAATGACACTAGTGATGGTTCGTTTATGGAGTTGCAGAGAATAACCAATGATAATATAATTTCGGCACACAGGTGGAATCCTGCATTGTCAGGAATACAAGTTGCTGGACAGCTTGGCAATAACCAACAGATACTTACTGCTTATGATATAGCAATGAGTACAGTTATAAAAGAACCTCAACAGATGTTCTTGAAGATATTAAAAAAGATTTTAAAAACCGAAAGAGGTATAAATGCCTCTGACCTAACATTTTATACTAAACCACCAGTGTCATTACTTGGAGCAATATCACCTTCTGAATTTATATCTATAAAAGAAGGTAGAGAAATATTTCATTTGCCAGAGCTTAGTAAAATACAAATGGAAGAGTTGCTAGAGGAAAAGGCAAAGTCAAAGCAAAATGAAGCAAAAGAAAATAATAACGATATAAACGAAGAAGATGCCACTAATAACTAAATCAGAAGTAATATCTAGGTGTATAACAAACGCAAACTTTGATACACATTTGATTAAAGACACATTTATAGAGATAGCAGAGTTAAATCACGTTAAGCCTTTTTTGGGTGAAGATTTATATGATGCTTGTGTCGCTGGTGGCTATGTTACATTAGTAAACGATTATATAAAAAATTATTTGGCATTTTGCGTAAAATTTGAGATATTGCCAGACATAACTTATAATACAACATCACAAGGTGTTGTTGATAATTTAGCAGACTTTACAAGTCCTGTAGACCCATCTAAGTTAAATTACTTGAGACAAGAAACCTTTAAAAAGGCTGAAACGTACAAGAAAAAAATGGAGAAATACTTAGATGATAATACAACTTTATATCCTGAATGGAAAGGATGTGATGGCTGCGATAACAAAACAAAAGGTGGAAATGTAAGTAAAAGACATGGGATTATAACATACTAGATAAATGAAGCACCATAATAATTTAACTGATTCCCAGATACATAATCCAAAAGGATTTGCTCCTGCAAGAAAACGAACTGTGTCCACTAAGAATGGACAAAGTATAGTTGAGTGGGTAAAAGCAAACTATACAAGCACACTAACCATAACTCCCATTGCAGATGTTGCTGGTAATTTACACCATCAATATTTATGTATATATAATAGTTATGATGAAACTAAGTATGCTGTATATTTTCAAATCATAAACACAAATGTTATTTCTACTCCTGCTGGTTATGGAGGTGTTATAGCAGTAGACGTTACCAATACAGGTATAAACTCTACAGCTATAGAGGTAGGAACTGCTTTACATGGTGCTTTAGACGCACACGCAGACTTTGTGTCATCAAAAGACAGTAGTGGGGTAGTAACTGTAACAGGATTGACTACAGCCTCCCCTGCCCTAGAAAATGGAACAGGATTTGGTGTTAGTATCGCAGATGTAGAAATTACAAATGAAGTGCTACATACCGATGCAAATGGTAACATAAGATTCACTCCATTTTCTACGATATTAAATAACACAGGTGTAAACGATAAAAACTATGTGCATAATCAAAATGTTGCTAGTGCAACTTGGGTTGTAACACATAATTTAGGTAAAAATGCTAGTGTATCTGTTGTAGATTCGGCAGGTACATTAGTTCAAGGTCAAGTTGATTACGATTCGCTGAATCAGGTAACACTAACCTTTAGTGGAGCTTTCTCTGGGAAAGCGTATTTTAATTAATTAATAATAAATAAAAAAAATGGCAGAAATTAAATTTTTAGTCGATTTAGATGTACATGGAAACATAGATTTAAACGACCATGAGTTGCAGAATTTTAAAATTCAGCACTTAGCAGCAGACCCTTCAGGTGTTGAAGGGCAAATATATTATAACACATCACTAAACTTACTAAAGTTTTATAACGGAGGTAGTTGGGTAACTTTATCATCAGCAGTTGGTGATATTACTGAAGTTATTGGTGGTAACAACATTGATGTTTCAGGTGGCTCATCTGGTGCAGCTACTGTAAACCTTGATAGTTCTACAATTAGTGCAATTAGTGCTAACACAGCAAAGACTGGTATTACTACAGCACAAGCTAACGCTATTACAGCCAACACTGCTAAAGTTGGAATAACAACACAACAAGCAAGTGATATTACAGCAAACAATGCTAAAGTAAGCAACGTAAGCACCAATCTATCTGTTACACAAAGTGGCACATCATTAGTAGTAAATTCTAGTGATGGTACAAACGCAAGTTTACCTGCTGCTGATACAGACAACTGGGGTGTTATGACTGATGAAATGTTCGATGCAATTCAAGCTAACACTGCAAAAACAGGTATTACTAGTGGAGAGCAAACTAAGTTAGGACACATTTCTGTTAGTCAGGCTGTAGACTTAGATACTATGGAGTCTAACATAGCTACTAACAACTCTAAAATATCTTATACAGATGCTTCGGCTGTAGCTGCTAACACAGCAAAGAACTCTTATCCAAGTGCTGATGCTACTAAAGTAGGTCATATATCTGTAACACAAGCTGTTGATTTAGACACTATGGAGTCTAATATTGCAACTAACAATGCTAAGACAGGAATTACTGCTGGTCAGGCAAGTGCTATACAAGCTAACACAGCTAAAGAGACAAACGTAGACACCGATTTAGGTGTTATTACAAATTCAACTAGTTTTACAGTAACATCATCTGATGGTAATAATGCTTCTCTTCCTGCTGCAAACACAACTAATTGGGGTGTAATGACAGATGAGATGTATGATACATTACAAGCTGCTGCACCTAAAGCTAGTCCTGCATTAACAGGTACTCCAACAGCACCTACTGCTGCTGCTAACACCAATACTACACAAATTGCAACTACTGCATATGTACAAACAGAGATTGGTGATTTAATTGGTGGAGCTCCAGGAGCATTAGATACTCTAAACGAGATTGCTGCTGCCATCAATGATGATGCAAACTATGCTGGTACAATTACTTCTGCTTTAGCAGGTAAATCTCCTGTTGCAGGTAGTAGCTCTATAGTAACTGTAGGTACTATCGGAACAGGTGTATGGAATGGTACTGCTATTGACCAGGCTTATTTAAGTGGTCAAAGTGGAACTAACACAGGTGATGAGGTTGCTGCAAGTACAACTACTGCTGGTATTGTAGAGAGAGCAACTAACACAGAAGCTGCTGCTGGTACTGATACAACTAGATATGTAACTCCTGCACACCTAGCTGCAAGAACATATCAAGCAAAAATTGGTGATGGCTCATCAACAAGTATTGCTGTAACTCATAACTTAGGAACAAGAAATGTTATTGTACAAATGTATGATGCAAGTACCTATGAGACTGTTTATGCAGAAGTTGTAAGAAATTCAAATAACCAAATTACTATTGGCTTTAACGATGCTCCAGCAACTGATGATATTTCAGTTTTAGTATCTAAAGTAGGATAATAATAAATTAATAAACTATTATGGCAAGACCTTATGAAAAAAGTAACGCTAAAGTATTTGCAGTACCAGGAGGTTCAGCAGGTACTCACGATGGCGATGTTACATTTTTAGGAACAACAACAACTACAACTGCTGGTCGTATTTATACACCTTTAATTGTAAGTGGAAATAGTCCTATATGGGTTTCTGCCGACCAAGATGTAGCTGGTAGACACGATGGTCTACTAGCTGTGGCACTAGGAACAAGCTCCACTCAAGATGGTATGCTCTTGAGGGGGGTTGTTACTATTGGTCAAACACTTAGTGGTATAGGAGACCCTGTATATTTAAGTGATAGTGGTTTATTTACTATGGAAGCACCAACAGGATTAGGAGATAATGCCAGAGTAA